CTCTGATCCTTGTGCTGCATGCTACCAGACGAACTGGAATAAAGCTTCTTGGAACTATTCTCGCCCACGGCCCGCATTACTGGGATATCCAGATTACCACCCTTACCTATATTGCTGGCCTTGGACTTATGGGTTTCTTTAGCCTTATCGGAATATGGATGTGACATCTTTGATCCTCAGAGGTGAATACTCTTACGCATTCTCAGAGGTTTTAGCGCCCCTACCGGATAAATCTTCTGCTTAGCCTCTTGGCCTTCAAACCATTGAACCTCTACATGATGTTCATGAATGGCCGTAACGGTCAAAAGCGGACTGCCAGATTTAAGCCTAACTATAGTCCCAATCGGATAGATAGGCAAAAAGTCCCTCAAAAGCACGACATTGGAGGTCCTACTAATCATTTTGAGTATGCCGCTGCGATAAGGGTGGAACTGGAAGAACTTGCAGTAACCACAATATTTACTGTCTGCGCTCTATCAAAACTTTTATCACCACTCTGGCCCGTAAATCCTAACCCGCTATTTATAGCTGGACCATCATTGGCCACGCCCGAAGTAAAACTCGAAAAACTAGGACTAGCAGCATCCTGCCCCTGACATAAAACGACACTATTATCCACTGTGTTTATAGATAAACTTGAAGAGGTTTGGGCAGTAACAGTATTCGAAGGAAATAATTGAGGGCCACCCGTCAATGCCCATACGGCATATACAACGAAAGAAGTTGCAGACGCATTGGTGGCTACGATTGTAGCTATATTATCTGCGGGAATTATTGCTGAAAGCCATGTCGCTCCAAAAGGAGCATCTATTGCCGTAGCTGTAACTCCATTAATGGTATAGCTGGCCCCACCGCGAACGTCTAATTTAACAAGTGCTACAACAACACGTCCCACAGCAGGGGAACCAGTATGAACATTTGTGACAGTAAATGGCGACGTAGAGCCGGGGGCCTGATCAATTGTTACTGAAGTTGCAACCGCTGAAATTGCTGGAAGAGCATTAGCGGAGGTGAATGGGATCAATCCAACTAACATTAGATCACGTCTTCTTAGAAGGCTTGGGTTTCGCTCTGGCCGTTGCCTTCGCAACCCTGATTTTGGCGTCGGCGTCGATCTTGGCCAACTTCTCCTTATGCTCAAGCTCCCGATCAGCCATTGCATGCTTGTGCCGCAATTCTTGCTCTGCCAGTTCTTCTTTTTGACGCATCTCGCGCTCATGCTTGTCTCGTTGTAGCGCCATATCGTGTTCATGCTTCTGGCGATCTTGGATGGCATCCATTACCATTCCGCCAGTCTTCATATGTACATCAGCCGTATGCTCTTGTTGTTTCATTTGCATATCGGCAGCGCTTTGATGCCGCTGAAGCGCGATATCGTTCTGGCTTTCGGCTTGTGCGCGGTGATGATCCAAAAGGACCTTTAATGCATCGTTCTGAGCATCTTGCTGGGCTTGCTGGCCATGAATGATCTGCTCTTCCTGAATTTTAAGGCGCTCCAGAATAATCTTCAGCGCCTCTACCTTCTCGCGGGAAGTGCGATCAGCCTGCTTATCCTGCGATTGCAGTTTTTGAATCTCCATCTTCAACTGCATCTGAAGAACTTGACTTTGCATTTGTTGCTGATTGGCTTGCTGCTTGGCCTGAGCCGCAATCAAATTTGGATTGGGTGGTGGAGGAGCGGGCGACTGCCTAAACAATCCCTCCGGATCGATTCCTGTAATTCGCATAATGCGCGTATCAACCGCGATAGGATCGTAAAGATCGGGCGCTCCTTGCTGCAAGGTCTTGATCACAACCGCCTTGGCAATGCGATGCATGCTGGTTGGATTGTTCGGGTCGGCTACCGGAACCAGATTATTATTATCCAGCGCCTCCAGAAATTGCTCTTTCTTCCAGCGAACAGCGGCTTTCTTGTCGTGCCGCCAGAATGCTTCCGGGTCTTCCTTAAAGCGATCTTTGAGAAGCTGGAATTCCTTACCCTGTGCAGCCGTCAATCTCTTATGGACGGCATCCATTGTCTTGGTGGCTTGCTCAATCAGCGCCAGCGTGGTTCCTACCGGGGCATCCTGCTTGCCTTCTCCAATGCTCATTTCAGCCGTGCCGCCGACGCGCTGACCTAATTCGGTTATATTCTGTGTTAGCTGCATGAATGCAGCCCCCGGCTCCTTATATGGAAGCGGCATAACTGCTTGATTTATTGGAATTCCACCAGTGTCAATTGGAACGCCGCCACCGGGCGGAATACGGAATTGATTGGTTAATTGTCGCCCGAATTGTTTGGCATAGATAAAGCCGGGGAAAGATGAAAACATTCCGGCATCAAGTTGAATACGCCAAGCCGCCGTCAGTGCGCTAGTAGTATTACCCAGAATGTGTATGAGACCAATGCCATAAAAGCCAAGAGCGCGTACAAAAGCGAAGTCCACAAAATACTCTTTCGCAAGGCACATTTTATCTTCTTTGCGCCAATTGCGTCTAAGCGCCAGAACTTGCCTGCTCTCTTTGTGTATAGTGACAACATATGGAAGCTGGAGTCCTGTTTCCTTCCCACTTTCCTTGTGCTCGAAACCGGCAATATCTAGCTCACAGTAACATTCATAGATTTCGTGATCCGAATCTTTCGGACGCTGCATGACAGGGTTGATGCCCTGAATTTCCTGCTTCTTCTCTTTAACGGGATCGGGAAGCTGGACCTGATTATCCGGTATTTCGATATCGAGATAAGCACCAACCAATTGCATGCGCTTTAGGACGGCTGGCCGCATTTTGATGCGATGTGTGATCCTGCCGCAATTTTCCAGATTTGTTTCCGCATTGGAAACAATGAGGTCTTCAGCGTCTATGCTTTCAGAAACGGGCCTGCGACGAAGCGGACAATTATAGACTTTCTTGATGCCTTGGCCGCCACAACCGATCCAGAACAGCATCCGGTCTGTATCCGGATAATACTCCGTCGCCACGGCAGTCAGCCAGTGGTTCATGTCGGTTTCTAAGGCTTCGGCAAGTTCATCGGATTCGGCATTCATGCCGTCCGGCATCACCGGCTTGGGGGGAGCCATCAATCCGGTAGGAGGCGGAGCGGGAGGCCCGCCGGGGGCTGGAGGAGGCGTAGGACCTCCCGCTGGCATTCCGGCGACTGGAGAAGGAACCGGAATTGGAGAATTAGGCAGCGGGCCAACAGACGTACCGGCAGGCTGTTGTCCGTTAGACGGCCCGGGAGGTGGTCCCCCTCCCATGCCGGGCATCGCCGGAGGCCCGCCATTCATAGGTGGACCGCCATTGTGGCCCATTTGAGGCGGCATCATCGGCATTGGAGGCGGTGGCGGCGGTTTTGGTGCTACCGGAGCATCATTCCGGACCTTTAGTGGTCCAGCCGCAGGTAAAAGCTCACCGCGCGCATTGGCTTGAAATCTTAAGGTGGCTTCCAGTAATAGTGGGTGCTGAACCGTAGAAACACCTTCAGAGGTAGCCTCACCTTTGGGTTCATTTAGTTTTAGGCCAAGCAGACCTATTCCCCGGGCGCGCGTATCCAGCCAATCCTTTCGAGACATATCATCGTTCTGGACGCCTTCCAGAAGCTCACTGGCGATCCGGGAAAGCTCACCACTCTCTATTTGATCGGCTAGATTGGCAAACCAGTCCCCCTTGGCCTGTTTCTGGCTCTTGGGAGAGAAATCTATCGTTAGGGAACCATCAGGGTTTTCGGTCTTGGAGGCTCCGTTCTGAATGGTTGTCTTGTTTGTGTCCGGAGAGCCAAGATCGATAGTTGAGGGCACCGAGAAAGGATTCGGTGTTTCCGGATCAAGTAGGCGTATGGAGCCAGTGTTTACGGATCGGACCAATCAAACCCCCTACCCTAGACAGGGTACAGCGCCGGAATCCTAGACCTATACTTTAATTCTTCTTCTGCGTCGAACTCGTACTCTTCCCGGCGTAGAGCGAAGCCATGATCTCTCAGATGCCTGAGCGCCATCGTGGTCGAATCCACCAAGTCGTCATGGGAGCCCTTTGGAAAGACAGCCGCCTGATTCACAACCTCATCAGACCATGCCCTGACCGGCCTATAAACCATGCCATCCGAAAAAAGATGCAGAATACTATGGGCGCGGGCGACTTTATCGCCCTGTTTGGTGGGATTTACCAACTCGATGCCGAATTTGCCGTTGAAGCCAATAATTCTGCGGATTTCCTGACTTACCGATAAGCCAGAAGCCTTAGCCTCTATTAAAAGTTTATCTACTTGAAATCTGGCATGTGTAATAGGTCGGTCATCTTTCGTGCAACAATCTATAACCCTTTGAACTAACTTATGAATTTCTAGGCGTTCCTGCCAAGCATGAAGCAGAATGATCTTGGGGTTATTATTGACATCTCTGAACATGCCCCAGATCGTGAGCGCACTAGCATCGTTCTCCTGCTTTTCTGTATAGGCCGTATCTAAAGAAGCTAAAATATACTCTAAATCCGGATATTTCTCTTCTTCCCATTCATTCCAGTAATCGCGCCGGATGATGGAGCCTCCGCGCACCTCGGGGGTTTGCTGGTATTGGCCAGCCCAAGCGTATTCCTGCTTGGCATGCCTTAATTCGTCGCAGACATTCTGTGGAAACCGCTCTGGCCACGCCAATTCCCCATCTTCGGTGCGTGGGTCTTCCCAAAAGAGCTTTACGGGCTTCTCGGCCTCCGGATCGGTATCCCAAGTATCGAATGTCCTTATTTTGCCTGTATCATCATACCCGTTAACAAATCCATGTGGAACATAGGTCATCGGGATACATAAATGCGTATAACCAAGGTCACGATCTAGAGCTACGCCAGACACATCTTCCTCGTGAAGTCGCTGTTGTATAACGACTATTGCGCTTTCTCCCGGGCTATTCAGTCGATCTGGGACGATTTCCGTA